AACAGTGACGGATCGGTAACCCCGAGGTCGTACCGAGCAAGTGCGCCGCCTGCAAGACGAATGGCGTTCGCGCCGAGCGAATTGAACGAGATAAAGATGTCGTTGTTTGGCGAGATGTACAAACGTCGGCCCGGCGTGCTGGCGCCGAGTGCGACGTAGTTTCCACCTGAGCCTTCGGTTGTGGTGTATCCAACGATAACAAGAGCCATGGTCAACCCTTAGTTGAAAGTGCGAATGAGATAGCCGGAACAGATATGCACAGGCACGCCACTGTGCGAAACCTCAAGCGAGTAGTGCCACACAGCCTCTGTGGTGCTCACGAGATTCAACGCTGTGTTGATCGTCACGAGATTGATCGTGATGATGCCAGAGTTTCCCGGCACGACGCCCGTTGACTCGGTAGCGGTATGGCTCGGGCTCGCGTTCGGTGCGACGCCGTTGCGCCAAATGCGCATCGTCGCTGCGTTGCCTGTGAGGTTGTGGTGTGTCGTTTCCAACAGGTACTTGCCGACGTCCGCGGTGAACGTTTCCGGCGTGCCCGGCGCAAGCGCTGAGTAAGTGATGTTGAGCGTTCTCACGTGCAATCTCCGTCAATGGCTTGCGTGTTGATGATCACCCACCGAAGCAAGCCGTCAGACTGTCGCATCGGTGTAAGCAATACGTACGTACCCACGGGGATTGGCTGCGGCACAAACGTGCCCGGAAGCACGGCGCCGATGCCGTACGCGTAGAACGGGTGCCCGCTGCGGTTGCTCAGTTCGCTGATGCTGATGGCAGAAGCTTGCAATCCGCCCGTCTTCACGCTCGCGCCCGTCGGCGTTGACGTGTTCAAGATGGCTTCGGACCAATCGTAGGTCCAACGGTAATACAACGCGCTGAGCACGCTGTAACTGGTGATGACGCCGAGCACGAACGTACGCGGTTCATACGACGGCCGCACGCTCGACACGCGGTCAAGATCGCTTTGGTTGCGTTGGAGGTTGACAGCGTCGTTGCGGTTCATGTTCCACAGACCCACCAGCCGTCTTCCACGTACGACTTCAACGCGGTATCACCCGAATAGATGTTGTTGAAGTCGGTAGAGGTGCGCGGAAGACGCATCCACTTGACCTCAGACAACTGGCCGCCCGTAGTCATCTTCGGCCGGCCATCGGCGTCAACCGTCGCCACCTGTGAGAAGTGGAAGAACTTGTCGTACAGGAACTCAAAGACAACTTCGTAGAACTCGCTTCCTTGCTCTTTCTCGAGGTTCACGCCTTCGCAGATGAGCGAGTACGCGGGAAAGCCGCAGAACGTGGCGCTGTTCGTCGTGTTGGCGTAGTTCGTCAACGTCGTAGCCGCAGTGTCGAGCGGCACAACGCTTGCGTCTTGGGTTGCACGCAAGCGGATGCGAACTTGACCGATTTGCACACTCTCGAATCCGTCGGCGCCCGTCACCGACGTTCCGCCGATGTCGCCTGTACTGTTGGTCGCTGTTGTCGGCGGACTGGTCGTCCAACTCATCCGGTGCAACTTGAGGTTGCGCGATGCGGTCACAAACGAGAACTGCGCCGGCAGCATCGTGATCGGAGTTGTCGTCGAGCACGGCGAGATGACGTACTTCGTGCGGAAACTAATCTGAGCATCTACAGCCTTGCCACCTTCGAGCAAGCGCACCGTCACCGATCGAGCACGACAGAACTGGTGCCACGAACCGAGCGCGCCATACGCGTCGTAGTCCACGATCGGCAACGCGCCGTCCGTGACCATCGCTTCATACTCAGTCACGGCATTGATAGAGCCGCCATTTTGCTTCTGAATGATGCGCGAAACGATGATCTCGCTTTCCGCACCGAGCGCAGCAACGCGCTGATCGAGTACGCGATCGTTCCACGAATAAACGCTTCCTGCTCCGCTCATGACATCACCTGTACCAGTTTCGTCAATACCGTGCTGTTCTGGATCATCCACGCGCCGATAGCGTCGGCCATTCCACCACGTCCCTCGGCCATGTCAATCCGTTGTTGTTCAGCCATGCGCTGTTGGATCTGTGAGGCGCCCGCTTCGTTTGCCACACTCAACGCCATCTCGTTGCGGATCTGTTCGAGACTCTTGCCGCTGAGGAATGCGCCGAGGCCCGCGCCCGCGATCGTGGCGCCCTCTTGCATTTGCTGAGCCCACGTGACTGCGCCGCCGGCTCGGCCCGTGTTCACGTCGGCGCTGCCTCCGATGAAGCCAGCCATGAATCCCTTCCCCTTCGTGCTCGCAACTTGCTTCTCCATGATCGCAAGCCGCTCGAGGATCACGCTGTTAGCGGCAACGGTTTGTTCGCCGGTTGTCTTGAAATTCGCGAGCGCTTCGCTGGCGCCCTTGGTCGCGTTGTTCATGGTCTCCATGATTTGCCCGGCCACGATGAGCGGCGACAAAGCGCCGGCAATCGCGATACCCGCGGTGCCAGCCGCGCCCGCGGCGCCGCCAATCGCACCGAATCCACCGAGCGAAAGCGCAGACTGTGCGCCCGCTTTGAGCACGCCTTGCGCTGCGCTCGGCTTCGCGCTCACGCGCTCCATGCGACGCGCTGACGCCCTCATTTTGGCTTCGGCTTGCTTCAACCCTGCGTCAACGCCCTCGGTCGAGACAACAACGGGTACGTGGATTTTCGGCAGACTAGGCACGTGCCATCTCCATAATTGCGGTTTGCACGGCGTCGCTTATGAACTCAACAACACGCGGTTGATGGCGTTGCGCAGCGCGTGTGATGTATTGACGTCGGTAAATGCGAGCGCCGAGTGCCGATTGTCGGCGTCTAATTCCCTTGCGCCAGCCGCGATCCTGTGAGAATGGCACGATGCGCGCGGCCTTGTTGCCCTTCCACTTGCGCACAAGTTTCGGCGGGGGCTTCGGCCCAACCACGCCTTCGGACAATCGAACAAGCCCCTTTTGAGGTGGACGCCAACCACCATCATAAAGGTGCGAGCGCTTACCGACGCGGTTGCCATCCTTGCGGACTCCGACGCCCGCCCAGATTCTTCCTTTGCGGTACGTCTTGGTCTTGACGGCGATATCTCGCTTGGTGCGCTTCGCCTTCGGCAACGCCAGCGCTTTCATCGTGCGCTTTACCGCTTCGCCCCAGTTGCGCAGTCCCTTGCGAACGATCTTCACGCGCATCTTCTTCGGAAGTTCCGACGCGATCGCTGCGATCCGTTCCAAATCGTGTTTGGACGGTCGGAACTGGACTCGGAAGCCCGCCCGCTTTGCGTCGGTCAAGTTCACGTCGGATGCCGTCCCAATCGGGAATATCCATTTCCACGTTCAGCGCTGCAACGCTCAACGTAGCGAGATCGGTGCTCGTCAATGAGAACGCCACACGTAGCACCTTGCGTGCGGCGTCACTTAGTCCCGGCCTTCGGCGTATAGCCGCTCCACCAGCGCTGAAAGTTTCTGCACCGTGAACGCGTCAGCCGCGAGCGCTTCGTCCACGCTCGCAAAGACTGGTACGCCATTCTCGACGAGATGCCGAGCAACCATCCACGCGGAAAGACGCTCAGGCGTCTTGGTTGAGACGTCGAGCGCTTCGATGAGATCCAGCGCCGACGGGCGGCGCAGCTCGACGGCGACGCCGTTCGGAAGCGTGCCGTGCCAATTCTTGAGAGTGAGTGCGTCTCGAATGCTCATGCGATCGTGATCGTGCCGGTGTATTGAATGGTGAAGTTCGCGCGGATGACTTCGTTGGTCGATGCCGTTGCGCTGAACGACTGAACGAACGCTTGCCCGCTGTAGGTCATGCCAGTTGACAACGTGATAAGCGCCGTTGCGCTTCCGCTTCCGCTGTTGATCGCGGTTTCGATCGCAGCCATAGCCGTACTGCCTTGGTCATAGAACATGTCGATCGTCGCGGTGCAGCCGCGGTTGCCGACAATGTACGTGCGCGGGCCCGTTGCAATGTCGGTCGTGTCGATCATCGTTTGATCGTATTGAATCGACACAGTGCCGAGCCCGTTTACTTCGGTTCCGGCCCAACTGAATTTCGCGAGCGCCGATGAAAGTGCTGCCATGGGTTCATTCCTTGTAGTGAATCGTGATCGTGTTTGAGACTTCGGCGGGTTGCTGTTCGTCGCCCTCGCCGACGCTTGCAGCGTCAATCGTGTAGCCGTCGAACATCACCGCGGTGAATTCGAGCCCGTTGTAGGTGCCTGTATCGCACGCGCTCGGAACGAAGGCCGCAATATCGAGCGCCGCATCCGTCGTGGTCGCGATCACCCGGACGTCAACCACGGCTTGCCAGTAGAGCGCGACGGCGCTGCGCTCGTTGCTCGTCACTTCGTACGTGATCGCCGGCAACGTGCTCAGTTGCGGTCGATAGCCATGCGTAATCGGATACGCAGCGAGTTGCGGCGTACCGTCGAGCATGTTTCGGATAGCGGCTTCAAGGCTCAAACGACTTCCTCCGCTTCGATCACGGCGACCATGTCGCGTTCATCGAGGTTCGTGATGCCAGCAATACGGAACGTGCGACCACGGACCACGAGCCGAAACGTTTCGTCGATGCCCCACTTTTGCAGCGAGTTCCAACGGCATCGAATCTCGGCACGCCTCACCGTTGCGACGCCGTCGGCGTACTGTTGCTCGGCTGCCGAGTCGGTGCGGAGATCCACCCACAACGGCGGGTTCCCCGGTGCTGCCGCAGTGAGATCGTTAAACGTGCCGTTGCGCTGGCCGAGATCGTCGGTTGTTGCGCTCGGTTGCAGCACCGATGCGGGAAAGCGAAGTCGGCCGCTACCGATCATCGCAGCGCCCCACGCGCGCTGTACGCGTTCAAGATGTACTTGAGAGACAACGGCACTTCCGCGAGCGACGCCACCGAGGTTGCATCGGGGTTGGCGTACCACGCGCCGACGAGACCGACGATTGCTTGCTGCAATGCGTGTGGCACCTGCGCGTAGCCGGCAACGTAGGTCACGGTCGGATAGGTGCCTTCGTATATCTCGGGCGTCTCTTTGAACTGCAACGCCGTCAGACTATCGGTGTCGTCGACGTACCAATCTGCCGTCGGCATCGTTGTGAGCACGTTGTTGCCGTTGTAGTACGTCACCGACGTGACCGACGCCACCGGCTGAACTGGAAGCACGAAGCGACGCCACTTGTCGAGTTTCGCGGTACGCGTTTCGCTCGCAAGCGACACGCCAGTTTCACGCTCGATCACTTCGCCGGCTGCGATGCAGAGCGTCGTAAGAATGACATCGTCCGCGTCTACGTCAATGCGTAAACGCGTCTTGAGAATGTCGATTGGGATGGGTGTCGCAGCCATGAAACCCGCGCTGGGGGTTTCCCCCCAACGCGAGCAAGGTAAGAAAAAGCGCTTCGTGAACTGCTGAAATCAGCAGGTAATCGCAGCGAACGCGTTCGCGAGCATGATCTTCGAATCGGTGCGCGCGTACGTGTAGAGGGTGACTTGGTGCGTGCTTGCAGCCGAATACGGATCGACGAGCGACGTCATGCCAGTGCGGTCGAAAATCTCGAAGTAGTTGAAGTCGCCGACGACAGCGAACACGTTGTTGTTCGCAGTTGCCGACGTGACGTATTGACCAACGCGATACGGAATGCCGTAGATTGTTCCGGGCACGCCACCTGAGAGACCAGCGTTGTCGCCGATCTTCCAAATG